TACACCCAAGAGTATCGGCTTCAGAAACAGTGTTAGATACCCAGTCTTGTAAAGCACAATTGAATAGCACCCGAGTATCATTAACAAGATTATAGTAGTCATTTTTGCTTAGATTATCATAGATCCGGAGTTTGCCTTCCGCCTCCATACGGCGGGCACGTTCCACATACTCAGGGTTATTGGATCGTAAAGGTCCACCTGAGTATATGGCAAATTCACAAGGTTCGCTGGTGAGTTCGCTATACATTTCAATAAGGTCCATGAAGAAGCCAGGTTGCTTTTCCTGATCAAAACGAGCTGCGAAGCCGACTCTGCGGGCACGTTGAACAAAGGGCGTGATGTTTTCCACGCCACCGATCCGCTCCAAGACTTCTGATTTGCCAAATGCAAGGCCGGAAATGTTGTAGATTGGAGCAGTCCATCCAGCGATGCGCATGTGCGCGACCATTTCCTCATTGGTTGCCAATACTGCACCCCCCGAGAAAGCCACCATTTCATTGACCATTTGTTCATACAAGTTCATCCACTTTGCCATACCCCACACATGCACAAAGTCATCTGGATCGATGGCCTGTGCCAAACAACGAACATAGATCCGGGGACATTGTTCCTGTGGAATCTGATTCATGATGTAACCAAGACTTTCAAAGCCCGGTTGAAACATGTCTTCGAAGTAGATCACATCGTCACCAGTTACGTCACCGTTCTTCATGAGCTGAACCAAGTTCATCATTTGGCTCATGGCAAAGAAACTGCGCCCGTGTGCGTCTAACACTTGACCTACTGAGATGGCCTGCGTATTGTCGATAGTTGTGCCGGGCACATACACAACATCCAAGCCACGGCGGTCGAACACTCTGCGGTTCCACTCTGTGAGCTGTAGTGTGTATCGGGCTTCGTAACTTTCCAAGCCCATGTAAAATAGTTTTCTCATTAGAACCTTCCGGCAAAGCGACGAGTGTCTTCGTCCCACATGTTCTTGGCATTTTTGCCTTGTGAGTATTTGTTAAACTGTTGCCACGCATAACTCTTAAAATTGTACAAATCGGCCTCATTGTAACGGTAGCCATAGTCCTGACAGAACTCCAAGAGTTTTTCCAAGTCTTCTTGGATTTCAATCACGCGGGGATTAGATTTGTATGTAATTTTTGCCATTTTGTTTCCTATTAGATAGCAATGTTGATATTGGGGCGGTGAGTTTCATATTTAATAAGGGCTCCATTTTCACCATCTTCAGAGACCTCAATCCAGACTGAGCGTCCGGGATACCTGCCAGCGATTTGCAAATACAAATCGTCCGACATCATTTCACATGACTTGTAGTCAAGTTGGATGGTTCCTTCTTTGTAGAGCTTTTCGAGCCATCGCTTGAACTGGATGAATTCGATGTCTCTATCATTGTGTACAACATCAATCCACACCCGGAAGTGGAAGATATGACGGTGAGGAGTGCCAAGGAAACTAACATCATACTCATCGCCCGTCTTAAGGGCTGGATCTGTTGCGGCTGCTGGGTAGCAGTGGATTCCTTCTTTTTGGAAGGTGACCCAGATTTGTCTTTGAGCGGCATGCTTGATTCTTTCTACAGTGTCTCGTTCAGCTTGTATCATTTGATTACTTCGTCCTTTGTGTATTGATCCCATGAGGTAAATGTTTTTCTATCCAGCAAATTATGCAGGCTGTGACACCATACTCCGGGGTTGGTTGCTTTGAAATCTTTGTCGTCCAGTTTGATTGTGGTATTGTAACCTAGCAGTTTGACGTAAGGTAGTTTTACAGATATCATTGGGATAAATTGTGACTGTTCGCACAAACTGCCTTCAGCTAGGCCTTCCACAGCACTGACATCAAGATCTAGTGTACACCAATATCCTTTGTCCAACCACGGTTGAATCATGCGTTCCCACGCAGTCCAGGCTTCGGCATCATTGATAGTGGGATTTGGAAAACTTTGATTGGCACCAAAATAGATGTGTGTGATTGGTAGTTTTGATCGTGCATCAATTTCGCCACGCTTCCAGTCAATATCCGATGCAGTTTGCAATCCTACCACAAACAATGTGCGGTGTCCAGCAACAGGGCTGGCCTCAACTTCTGTACCTACAAAGAAGTTGGTGTCTGCGTGTCCTTGGCGATTCATTTGATTTGCTCACTTTCAAGCAGTTGTAATGCTTCTAATTGTAACTGGTCTTCGGGTTCTGTGTCAACTTCTGGTTGTTCGAAAGAGAACAGTGCGTTGAATTGTGTGCGAGCGTTTTTGGTCTTCTTACCTTTGAATCCTCGTGTGCCCACAATCTCCATCCAATAACTATCATATGTTTCAATAATAGCGTCAGCAGTTTCTCGATCTGGTGCGGCAAAGATTGCTTCCACAATGTCTTCAAATCGAGCATAATCGCCTGTGCTACGGCGCATCATGGCAGGATGTTCACCTGCATCAAATCGTCGATTGGCTTCTTGCACAGCAGTTAGATGCATCCAAACATTGTGCCCCATCAGCAGTGCATATGAGAATGAATCCCATGATGTCTTGCCTTCTTTGCCAATCTTATTTAGGTCGCCGGGCTTGTAAATGCAAATATCTTTCATCTGAAACAAGTCACTTAGTGGGCTGTCTTCCCAGCGTGGATAGATTCCATCTGCTACTACGCCAGTTGACCACTTGCGTGTGTCTAGGCTGTATTTTTTATCGTCGGCACTAGGACCCATGCGATACGACCACTTTGAATCATGTTCAAATACATTTTCGTAATACACTTGTCCGTTGGCTGTGGCAAGGAATGGACTGGCACAATCAAAGGAGATAGTAAAAGCCGGGTTAACGTATTTTCTAACTGCTCGTTGAATTACGGTCAGTAGCACAGCCCATTCCAACTTTGATGTACCCAAGAAGTGCATCCAATCATGCACACCCTCTTGCAACAAATTATCATAACGCAAGGCTACCAGTCGTCTAAGCACCAAGTGAACATCGCACATGTTCTGTCCGCCCATTGACCAACCATCAAAGTGCGTGTCTGGATACTTGACAGGATCACAGTATTCTTTCATGGTTTCGTACCATTGGTCCGCGCTACTATGATTGTCGCCTTGCAGTACATTTAAAATCCTGGTGCCACCATTACGAATACCCTTACGATGTTTCATAAAGTATTCGTTGTTGAACTTAGTAGCATCTACTGCTTCTTGCAGTGTGGTAATTTGACAAGCCTTGCTGGCTTTCTTGTCATGAATGACCCAGGTTGGAATATCAAGTGTCATGCAGTAATCAGAAACGTTATCCAGCCAGTTAAGCACAAGCTCTCGTTTCTTTTGAGCTTTGGCACAACCCGAGTTGGCCTTCCAATCACCTTCCCACAGGCCCTTGGCAATCTGGAAACCACCTGAATCTCCCAGAAGAAATGTGCCAGGCTCTCGGTTTCGTACCATGTCTTCCGACCAGTCTTGTTTTGAGAGATCGAGATTGGCATGGCCTCCAGACGCAAGTGACCAACGATACGGAAATAAAGCCTTGGTGGAGTTGAGCCAATTAAGCTGTTCCATATCTGTAAGGCCCTGTGGAAACCGTGCGGGATCTACATATTGTTCATTTCTTTGCTTGCCCACAAATGTGGAATAGAACCCGCTGATGGCCGGAAGGAACACGGCGTAGTCCGATTGCTTGGTAGTTAAGTTGTCTTGTGTCATAGTACTCGTTTAAGACTCGATCCAATGGTTATGTGTTTATACGTTGAAATCTCAAGCAATTTTTGTACAGCCAATTCATGATTTGGATGTTGCTTATTGCCAATAACATCGTGGCTATCAAAGTCCTTGAAAGTATTCCAATTATCAATTTTACTAACTTCTCCTACAAACCCATACTCAAGACACATATTAGAAAAGTTTTCAAGATCATTAAAGTTTTTTGATTGTAACACAAATTTTAATATTACATTTATGTTTGGTCTACGGGTTTTAGATAACCAACTAAGATTATCCTGTAGTACATCAAACCGCCCAGGACGTCTGACTACTTCGTAAACATCTTTGCTACCAGCATCTACACTAATTTGAAATTCTCGAATGTTTGGTAATATATTACTGTCTGGTAATAATTTTTTCATCAACAATCCATTGGTAAAAAGTATAACATTTTGGATTGATTTTGGTTTCCAATTTAACACCAATGGGCGCATGATCAAACTGGCCAATGGATCACCATTACCTGTCATAACAATTGACATTGGTTTTGTAAATTCATTGATCAGTTTAACAAAATGGTTAACCTGTGCAAGTTTATGTTCAAACACAGGGCCTTCAGTATAGTTAATAGCACCGACGCGACAACTTGGACAGGCCAAATTGCAACTATCATCAATGGCAAAATTAATTCTGTAGTGCGGTGTTCTTATATTTTTGTACCTAACACCGCACGTATCTACAGCACAATAGGTAAATTTACGATCCTTGACAGTTTGTTGTAGTTCCTGTGCTATAGGATTGTTCCAAATATCACTCAGTGATTCAAAATCAAGTATGTTGCCTACGCTGACCGGTAACCATGCATCACATATACATAAAAAACAATTTCCATCAAGATTGACAGTCAAAGTTTTAAACGGAGCCCCACAGTCGTGTGCAATCTCAGTACTTCCTCTTGAATAACTTGAAAAAATAAAAGGATTTACTTGTATCATCTATTACTTGCTTTGTGCCGGTAAGATGTAGTTGTAAACAACAATACCTGAATCCACAGTGATCTTGGCAGCACCATCATCACTGATGCGAATGGTCTTGTCACCTGTGAGCGCCAAGATACTCATGACTTGTTGGGCAGGCCAAGACCATGCACGTTTCAACTGACCATTCACGCCAGGATGAAACACAAAGTTGCCAGAGTGTGTGCTATGGTCACCAAAGAAAAACTTCAAGTCGCCGTTTTCAGTTTTGGCCTGGAAGTGTGGCTCTTCAGCATTGGCCTGTGCTTGCATACGCAATCGATTGATTGCAGCCACAGTGGGTTCAAATTCAATATGCCAGTTAACACCTTTGAACTTGGGCGTCTTGAGCTTTTCAGTCACAATTGCTTCGGCCATAAACCGATAGTTGTTTTTAAAGTCGCCCACAGCATTTTCAAAGTTGATGCCATCAGGTTCTCCACCTGCACGACGACTCAAGCTGAGTTTGGCATTTTCTTTGTACTCTTGCAAGTTCAACAGAATTTTCAACTTGCTCAAGTTTGGCATGCCAAATGTGCCCACAAAATCAGGATGTGGGTTTTTAAATTCACCTTCCACGACCACACTCATATCTTCGGCCAAGCCTACGATCTGTGTGGATTTGTCATCACCCACAATCTTGATCAAGTCAATGCAACCAAGGTCATGTGTGTGTTGTACTAAGTCTAATAGATAATCTCTCATTGTATACTCCTAAGTGTTTAATTATAACAGATGTATTTAGAATTTGCAATCATTCTTGGCGAATTACTTTTGCCAGAACTTGCCCGCCACGCAAGCTACGGACTTCTCCGGGCTTGTGCATTTCAAACCAAGCAATGTCACCGGCACCGGTACATTGTTCGATAATTTTATAACCAAGATTTCTGGCTATTGTTTGTATCCGACTGCCTGGTGTGTAGCACATCCAAGCGTTTTCTACTGCCCCAACCCCGTACCAGTTGTCGCATTCATTGTAGGTAAACACCAATGCACCACCAGGCCGTAGTTTTTGGTATATTTCTGTAAGAAACTTTTCAATCATCTCAATGGGTTTCCAATTGAAATAGTTGTAGGCAAAAACTAGTCCAAATTGGTTGGATGGCAGTGCTGTAAAAATTTCTGTGTCTTTCCAGTCGTTGATCACATAAGGTCTCAGTCGCCGTTGATATTCTTGAGTGAACGGGCTCATTGCAACATTAATCAATTCTCGATCATGATCCACAAGATACAGCGGATCCATAGGCACCATATCTTCTATAAATGTTTCGCGTCTGGCACCAAGAACCATACCGGGCAATCTCCAATCGGTATAGTTTTTTATTGTGTTGCGCAGGCGTTCGTGATCGTCAAATTCAATATTCAATTTGCGATTGATCAAATGTTCTACTGTTTCAAAACACATCTCTTGCTCGTATCTCTTCCAACTTTCTGCATAATATTCAGGGGCCAAACGATCAACGTCGTTTTGTAATTGTTGTTTTAGTGCCTGAAGTGATTGATCAAATTTACCAATAGAATGTTTGACACCTGCAAGTTTTTCATCAAGATCTGAGTTAGTGGAATGATATTGCAAGTCTCGATTTTTTACCGCGTGCAAAATGTTATCTAACTTGTCAGTTATATTACCATAAGAAGGATCCATGTCAGTGCTGTCTAACATGTTTAAGTATGCAACAACTTGGCTTAGCTTCATTCGAATGAAAATAGTGATGTAAAAGTGTTTTCTGTGTTGGTAGCAGCCGCAAGGTCCCACTCCAACACACCCAGCAAGTTGTCGACCTTTTGATCCACAACAGTTGCTTCCATTAACCCATCGTCAAACGGCAGTTCAGTAAACCATGCAGGCAATCTTTGTTCATCGGTAGGATAGCCAATTGACGTCCATCCAAGTGCATTTGATTTAAGTTTGCACACAATGGTTTTCATACCATCCACAACCTGCATTGAGTAGTTGTCTGAATTCATTCTACGCATTTGATTCCAGTTCATTGCGGCTCTAACATGCCCGGGCATGTTTGCTTTGCCTAGTCGTGCTTCTTCTGCCGCATATTTGGTCAAGTTGTTCACACGCTTGGGCGACCCTTTCTCCCAGCCTGGACGCTCTTTGAATTCATACTTGAATTCTCTAATGCGTTCAATAATTTCATCTCGTTGCGTACCTGCCAGTACTTTATTTAGAATTTCCAACAAGAAGTCTTGAATTACTTTAGGGGTATCACTGCGTTTCAAATCCAAGCCCATGGCCTTGGTCTTGCCAATCTTACCATCCACATCCAGTCGCTTGCCCTCCAAGTCAATGATGTTCACAGCATAACGCTTCTTGGTAATGAACAAACTGCGGTCAGCAACCAGTTCACGACCTGCCTTGATCAAGGATCCCATGTCTCGGGGACAATGGAATGCCTGTTCCATAAACGCTGGAAAGCTCTCGTTTACTTGATCTGCAATTGAGTCATACAGTTGGATGCAAGTTTCTTTTGACCATTCCATACGTCCTTCTGCGACTTCTTTTTCCAGTATGGGCCATGCAGAGAAATAGCATGAGTCTGTGTCACCATAGATGATGGCCTTGCCTGTGTGATCATATTCACCTGTGATACACTCGTTGATGTGAGCATCCATGTGCTTGGCAATTGATCTTCCGGCCAGCGTAGTTGACTGCCCAATGCGCTTGTCAAAGAAACGGCAGCCTGGATTCAAAATAGCACCATACAAGCTATTCAAGTTAATCTTCTTGACCAGCTGGCGCTTGTCCCAGAACGCAATTTCTTTGGGATCCTTGGTTTCTTTCTTCTTGGCCTGTAGCTCTTGTCGTTCACGATACCAGCGTTCCAGCAGGCCGGGGATGATACCTTTCTTTTCGTAAGTGAGAATGGTACCATTGGCAGTAAGGATCCACGGCTGGTTTGAGTCAAAGATCATGTGCCAGATTTCCATAGCTGAATGCACACTCTCTTCGCCACCTTCCCAGTCAATGGTTATTTCTGTGCCACGTTGCTGTTCCATTACCGCAGTGTATTCTAAGCTGGCAAACAAGCCTTCCCATGCAGCCGCAAAACTTTGTCCCTTGGCCATGTTGGCTTTGATCAAATGATCAGTCATGGTCTGGCGCAGTTGGCCTACCACAGTTTCTGGACCCATGTTCATGGCACGAATAGCAGATGGGTACAGTGAGTTAATGTCCACTGATCCAATCCACATGTGCAGGCCCTTTTTAGGATATGCCACATACGCACCTGCGGCCTGTGTGTCGTCATCTGTAAGGCGTTGCTTGCGATTGGGCACAACCATGCCACGCTCGTGTGCTTCATTGATAATGGCCTGTTCGGTCACTGCCACAGCACCCATTGTGGTTTGTAGCAACACAGTATTGGCATGTGCCAGTTCATTGGCTAGATCCAAGAAACGCAATTTCTTGTCCAGTTTGGCAATGATCATGGTGTCTTGACGGTTGTACTCAATAAACTTTTTAAAGTGTTGGTTGTACAACTGATCCAGTGTGCCTTCAAACTGTGTTTTGCGTTCGCCCAGTTCATACTCACCAATCGCATCCAAACTGTATGAGTGGCGTTCTTCGTATGTGTACTTGCGATACAACTGCATATAGTCCATATGCACACGACCAATCAAGTCGTAAGTTTGATTCTCTGCGCCAAAGCGTTCAAACATACGTTGCTTGGGAAACTGTCCCCACAAACAAAAACGCCTTGTGTCATCCTTGCTGAGTATTCTTGTGGTACGATTTACTGTGTAAGGAATGTCATAGCCTTCTGAGTTCCAACCTGTAAGTACATCTGCACCTTCAATCACATCCAAGAACATCTTGATCATGTCTTCTTCACGCTCAAACAAGATGGTGTTTTCAAACTCACTCACCAGCTCTTGTGCAGTATCCCAACTTAGATGTTTGGGCGGCACTGCCAGTGTGATCATCTGATCCAACCAGTCCAAGTATACGGATATAGCAGTGATGGGATTGAATGGATCTGCCACAGGTGAGAATCCACGCTCTTGGTCAAATGCAACTTCAATGTCAAAAAATGCTGTGTGTAATTCAGGAGCATCTTGGTCTTTGTAGTTTTCTTCCAGGCATCTAAAGATAGGATTGATGTCTGATTCATACAATTGCTTGCCAGACTGGCTGCGAACTTCCTTGCGAAATTCTTTGTTGTTGCGCGATGAGAATCTATTTACAGGTGTGCCGTAGATGCTTTGGAACTTGCCTCTAGGATCGTCATAATAGAAGATGTAGTTGGCAGGATATTCCTTGTAGACTCGTTCGCCATTGCGGCGTTCTACAACATGAATGCGATCGTGTTCACGATCAAAAAGTGCGTCGATATAACTCATTGTTCTCCGTTTGTGGCCGGGTGGGCCTTGCTACATGCTCGTAATGTGAGCGACTCATAGGTATTTATAGAGTTTTACCAACTGTTTCTAAAATAGTTTCCAGGGTCTCGTGATCTTGTTTCTCTTTGCCAAACTCGGCTTTGTGCGCCAGCTTGATGGCCTTCTTGAGAATAGCAGGTTTGATTTCCAGTTCTTCAGCCACAGCCTTGATAGTGTCAGTGAGTCCGCCATTGAGTGTTTCGATCTCGTGAAGCACTTGCATGCCTTCGTTGATAATTTGGGTAAGTTTGAGTTTTTGTTCGCCGTTAAATGTCTTGCTCATAGAGCCTCCTAAAAAAACAAGTATACAGTTTTAGCAGAAGAATGTCAAGATGAATTTGCTCACTTTGGATCGCAAGGTAGCGAATCCATTGACCCAGGCAGCAGCCGCCCACTCGGTCCTAAGGCTGAGTTTGGTTAGCCACCTGCGGCTTGAATTCTTCTCGCTAGAGAATTGATCTGTTGGTGCAACGCCTGTGCTTCGAGGTCTCTGGGCATCATGCGGTCAGCATATTGATAACTTGTGCCGCCCAGTTGATCAAACTGTGCCTGTTTGGCAGACAGTTCTCTTTTCAATGCATCAACATCAACTGACGCTGCATCTGCTGCCGCAGATTTTGCTGCTTGTGTTTGCCGAGCCAGGTACGCTGTACGATCTTGTTTGCGTAACTCGTCATGTTCTGGATCACCATGTATGCGGAGATTGGCAAATCGAGGATTATTTTTTTGTAATTGTTTGAAATAATCTGTCAAACTATCGTTTTCAAATAAGTCGGCAAGTTTCATATTATCGTTCTTCTATGTAATCTTGATTGAGATTTTGTTCTGGCCGATTACGCTGTTTATGAGCGCGGAACAAATCAACTGCTATGCCTGCTTCGTCAGATGTTCGGAATCTGCTGGGTAAGCTACGACCACGATGGCGTATTTCATAACCGTTGCCTTCATCACCGTGTATTTCAAATATGGCGCCGTCATCCAGTTCCATGACTTTGATGGGCTGCTGCGGATTGCCTAGTTGGGTATCTATGTTGTCTTCGATACCATGTACTGTGCTAGGATCAGTTAGTTCATAATCGTTTTCTTCAATTTCTTCTTCGGCTGTGTGTTTTTCAATAGCGTCTTTGGCTTTGTCTTTGAGTTCACGATCAATTTTGACTTTTTGTTCCAGCTGATCAAGATATTGTGTGAGGTCTTTCTTGACCTTGCTCAACATGTCTTCTTCAACTTCTTGCATGGCTTCGCCAAGTGATGGCTTTTTAGGCTCAACTGAGTCACCTACCAACTTGCCATGCATGGGGTGTTGAGGATCTGTTTTAGACCCTAGTGCTCGGATGCTGTGCGGCTTGAACAATGCTGGCAATTGATGCACTGATTTTTGTTGTTGATTAAGTCCATGTTTAACGTTTACTGGAGTAGTTTTGCCTTCTACTATACTCAAACGTTGCAGTATGTCTCTAATGTCGTTGCTCATGCTCGTTGGTCTTTCAAGAAACTTCTCAACATCCAGCCATGCTTGCCGTGTGCGTCAATACGTGCGGCCAGAAAATCCATAATGCCTTGTTGATTTTCAGATTCAGCAATAGCGAATGTTTGGTTAAGTAGTTCTATCATTTGAGCATTGTTGGCATACAACTCTTCAATCATGAGTCGTGCCCGAGGAATTTTTGTCTGTCCGGCGATTTTTGAAAGTTCACCAAAGCGTTCAAAACTACCTGGGGTGTAGTCGTCAAGAATACGAATGAACTCAGCTGTTTGATCAATGCTGTTGTCGTAAACTTCTTCGTAGATGTTGCCAAAAAATTCATGCAGCTGAGCAAAGTCCGGTCCCTCCACGTTCCAGTGAAACAGCTGGGCCTTGATTACGAATGCGTATTCAGTTGCCAGGAGAGTTTTTAAAGCGTCCGCTAACATGTTTATTCCTTTTGTATTCCTTAGGCGTGTTCGGTGTAGGATCAGAGCCTGTTACATATTTACCACTTAACATGGATCCACCAGATCTTGACACCATGCCCATGGGCTGACTTACAGGTGCTATAGACCCTGAACTAGTGCCGCCTACTGACGCATTTTCCATAATTTCTTTCATTCTCATGATGATGGTATTTCCAATGTTATTTGATCTTCGTGTATTGCAGCATTTTTACTGGCTACTCGCATGTTTCTTATTTTTAATTTGCTGCCACACGGTTCCACCAGTTCATATTTAATTTTGTACAATCCTGGAGGTGCTTCAATTGCTATCACTTCTTCTAAGTAATAGTCTTTGCCATTCCAGATCCATGATCTTTCTGTAAACAACTCGTCATTTACGTACAATCTATAGCGAGTGTCATTGCCATCCCACTTGCAATAGACATCACAATGAACTTGAACTGATTTGGTCTGCATTAGATATTTAGTCAAATATACAGCTATAAATATCACAATGTTAAAACTATCAGAAATTCGTCGATTGCACATTGAATTGACCACAAGATGCAATGCTAGATGCCCCATGTGCATGCGAAACTATAGAGGATTAGAATACAATTCTGGATATCCGCTGTGTGAACTGTCATTGGCAGATTTCAAACACATTGTTACTCCTGAGTTGTTGGCACAATTGACTCAGGACGAAGCACCTGTCAATGGACTGATACCAAAAATGTTTACATTTAGGGGTGTTGAATTCAATGGCAATCTTGGTGATTTTGCATCAGCTCGAGATGCTGTAGAAATAGTTGAATATATTGCTGAACATAACGTTCCAGTTCGAATCAACACCAATGGCAGTTTAAGAAATTCAGCTTGGTGGAGTAGACTGGCCTTGCCCAATGTCACAGTGGGATTTGCTATTGACGGCATGAGTGACACTCACAAATTATATAGACAAGACACAGACTGGCACAGAATTATTGAACATGCACAAGCACTAATTCAAGCAGGAGGTCGGGCTGTGTGGAGATTTGTACCGTTTGACCACAATCGTCATCAAGAACAAGAATGCCGACAGCTGGCTCAAAAATTGGGGTTTTTTGGATTTGACAACATATACGATGGGCGAGACCATGGACCAGTATACACTAGGAACGGCGAATTCAGTCACACTATTGGGCCTGCGCAACCCGGAAATGCGCCACCTATTGCAGCGTTATTAGAAAGTCATATCACCTGGTACGATGCCAAAACTTATCGCTCACACAAAGATGTTCCAGATCTCACAATGAATTGTATTCACAAACAAAATCGAGAAATATACATTGCCGCTGATGGCAGTGTGTATCCATGTTGCTTTTTAGGGTTTTATCCACACACCATGAGTCATCCAGGCAACAAGGAACTGGCGCCCATGGTACAAGAAAACAATGCATTGCAGTATCCATTGGAACATTGCTTGGCTTGGTTCGAAAGTGTAGAACAAGCATGGAGCAATCCCAGCATTGCCGAAGGCAGACCATATCAGTGTGTTAGCACTTGCGGAAAAACAGCCTCTGCTGTGGCTACTCTATAATTAATGATATGACCAGCGCAAAAATCTTATACCTAGCACGTTATCGTGTGCCGCATGCTATCATGAGCCTGCAACCAGAATTTACTCGACACCTCATTGGTGTGGATAGAACTTGCATTGCCAGCCCTGTACCCAAAGATGAACTTTGGGAAGTATTTGAAAAGCACGGTATAGACACTGCAAAATTTGACTACGCACCTGACTCAGAAATTTACAGAATATATCCCGAAGTTAACGACTGGGTGTTTGAAGGCGACTACAGAACATATTGGTTGCGTCAACAGGCCATTAAGTTTGCATTTTTAGATTACCTCAATTACGATCTTATGATCATGCATGACTGTGATTGCTTGTTGATCAAAGACTACGAGCCCTTTAAAGATGGCAAGCTGAACTTTATGGTGTTAGAAAACGAACGGCACAGTTGGGGTTACTATGAGAGCATCAAGAATGCTCTGGGCTTTGAACGACTCACACCACACTGTTTTATTTCAGAGTTTGTGCCTGTGCTGAAAAAAGACTTCAACGACCTTGTGAAGTTCCTGGAACAAACACACAACAAAAAATGGCTGAATGCCATGATTGACTCATGCCCGCCCGAGCCCACTGTGCCACCTTGGGGCAATGGTGAACTGATTCGTTGGTTCTCTGAATACGAATTCATTGGCAACTGGGCCATGAGTCGTCAGGATATCACAATGGAATTCCAGCGTAGATATCACTATGACGACATGGAAAAGATTGGCGACTTTGATCCTACTTACCATACTGCTGTGTGTGACGCAGTACCGGACCTAAGTCGCAGTTTGCAGTTTGACTGGAATAAAAAAGAGATTCCTAAGTTTGATTACTACATGGACAAGATTCGTGAAAGACTTGCACGCCATACTTAAGGTATTTTCTCCAGGTTACCAAGCAACTGAATGGGGATTTGGTTACGATCAGATTGTGGATTTACAAACTGCCCTAGCACAACCGCATCGCATAGCAGTGATGCCAGTGTTTTATAGCCTGCCTAACAAGTTTGATTATCGTCCAGAGTACATGCAGATTCCCTTGCATGAGTTTGATCTTGTGTTGTTTACTGACATTGAATGGCACAGCAAAAAAGAACTTGTGGCATGGATTGAAACCACAGGAGTCAAAAACTGGCTGTTGCATACAGCTGGTATTTGGCTAGACGAACCCACTGACCCAAGAGTAATTTACAGACCAGCCTGGAGTTTTAACTTCCTACGTTGGAATCCACCACGTATGGATTTTCCACTTGACCGCCCGTATGCATTTGAATGTTTGCTAGGAGCCAGGCGCGAGCACAGAGACTTTGCCATGCTGGGCCTACAACAATCAGGACTGCTGGAGCAAGGCATTGTGACCTACAGAGATCTGTTTGTTGGACACTGGATCGACCAGACTCCCAAGCGTGTGGCTGCACTGTTTGGCAACACAAAATTGCAGTATCCTTATGTAAGCCCACACCTTGACCCGGCATGGGAAGTAAAATCTCAAATGGATCATTCAGTCAGTGGACTTGTGCCTTGGGAAATATACAATCGTACTTGGTTTTCAGTAGTGTGTGAAACCCTGGGCAAAGACCGCGACGCAGACCGCATATTTTTGTCAGCAGAAAAAATGGCCAAATGCCTGCAGGCTCGCAGACTGTTTGTGGTGTTTGCTATACAAGGATTTCTGCAACATTACCGAGACTGGGGATTTGAAACCTTTGGTGATATCATAGACGAATCATACGACAACGAATCAGATGACATTGTGCGCTGGGGCAAGGCATTTGAACAAGTGCAATGGTTGTGCAGTCAAGATCTGTCTGCACTGCTGGAAAAATTAAAACCTAGGCTGGATCACAATCACAATAGACTGTATGAGTTTGAACAGGAAAAAACTCAACAGCTACAGAATTTTGTTGTCGATCACTTGAAGTGAGCAAGCCAATGCTGATAGAAGTTTTCAGCAATGATTTCTTGTCCGGCAGCACTAGAATGATAGCCAGGATCTTCACCCTTAAAAGGATTGTTACCGCATATGGCCTGAGGCGAGCGTGTGTCATCTAAATTAATGTAGTGATCAGGCACAAGAGCAGGAAATGCTTCGCGCCACTGATTGACATTGGCAGGATCAAAGGGCCATAGTAAGTTGGGCAGCACCAAGAACTGGATGTCTTCTAAGAACATGGTGATCACACCTTCGCGTATCATCCACTCGTCCTGTTGTTTTTTCCAAGCATTGTCATAGATTGAATCAATCCAATGCCTCACACCCGTTTGCGCTTGTTTAGTAATGCGACCCATTCTATACGGATGATCAAAGTTTTCAGCTAGTGTAAAGATAGTTTCACAAATCATGTTTGATGACTCCCGACCATAGTTTACATTGCGTATGCCATCTTCTCTGCGGTAGCCATTGCCCAGTTTTCTATTTTGCAAGTGGCGTTCCAGTGGAGGGTTTTCTCCTGCACTAGGTGCTTGTGACCAGTCATAAGGCACAGAGTTGGCGGGGATTTCCATTCTGTCCCAAAAGGTAGGACCAATTATAGCAAAATCTGGACGCTGTCTACGAATTTCATCTATTTGAATGCGTATGCCGCCATTTGAACAGCCTTGTCTAGCAAGATTGACCAATTCCCAGCCACCTAGTTTTTCAGCCAGGCGTTCACTCCAGGCAGTGCCCGGCAAAGTTTGACTCACAGCTGAAAATGAACAGCCTGCTACCATTAATTTCATTGGGGTTCCTTGTAATCGTTTTGATGTGTTATGGGATGAAAGCCACGCACAATCTCGCCATGCAGTGGTAGTTCATCTATGCTATATGTATCTGGTGGCACAGTGTAGGTCACAGTTCCTTGGCCCGGCGGAGCAAAAGTAATCACCTGTGGATGATTGGCTACAGCTCGGTAAACCAAGCAATGATGTATGTGTCCATAATCCCCCTGCTTGTCGTGTGTGAGAATCAAGTCGTAGTTGGCTGCCAACTGTGCGCAGGCTGTTTCTGCATCTAGTGCAGACCAGCATGTGAATCGTTGTTGTTCGTTGTCGTGCCAATGATCTTCAAAGCCCAAGAACACACAGTTGATTCCACGCTTGTGCCAAAAGTCAGCCAGTTCCTGACCACGAGGATCTTGCTCTGTATAGGTTAAGTATCCAATGGTCCATTTGTGCTCGGGATGATTGTGTATGAAACTGTAGGCAAATATCACACAGTCATCAGGGTGTGCTACCAAACACAAGGCTTTCATAGGATGCCTCGTTCGGCTAACAATGTATGATATTGTTGCTGTTGTTCTTTGCTTAGTTGTGACCATGCATTTCTGTGTATGCTTACTGTGAGAGTTTTGGGCTGACTCATTGTGTTAAATTTTGAATCAAAGATGCCTGTTTCACTGTGACAAAGATTAGCAGGATGAATGCGTGATTGTGGGTGATATCTCTTGTCAAATGTGCGATCTCGGTACCACACATAGCCTGAATACAATATGAACTCTGTAAGCCGACCCTGTTGTTGAAAGTAGTCACTAAAGTCTTGGCCAGTTCTGTGTTCTACTTCTTGAATCATTTCTCTTGTTAAACTGGGTTCAACAAAAAATGGCACACCACCGGGGCCTAACTGTGCTGGCAAATCAATGTCAAACAACTGGTTGGTTATGTTTCGGCTGGCATCAAATACAGGATAGATTGGCATACTTCCTGTAGCAGCACGCCCGTCTACTATCACTTGATCCAACTCAATTGGTCGCACAAATAGTGTTTTGGCATCTACAATCATGCACCAAGCATTCTTACTCTGGGCTGCACCTAATATCTTTAACACTTGTTGACTGACCCAACCGTTGTCACTCCAGGCGCAACCAAATGAAGATCTTGGAACGATTCTCACATGATCAGCAAATGCACCATACCAGGCAGGATCTACTCGGCTAAGATCATTCACCATTACAAAGATATTTTTCAAGCCGATGTCTTTACAATATAGCTCAATGCTACGGGCTTGTAGTTTTAGAATGTCAAGTTCGGATTCAAATACAACTGTGCAGATATCAATCATGCACTTATGTATGTGTCAATGTCCAGTGGCTGCTAATTCAGCGCCTTTGTTGAATGAGTTTGACCAGGAGGCTGCGCTCTTACGACCCTTTGAGATGCTCCAGTTGTATCCAGCACGGTGTCCGGAACAGTCTTTGGTGCATTGTGAACCCATGAAGGTGAGTTCGTCCAGTTGTTCTTCTGTGACATCTTGTTCCCAAACTCTAACATCTTCTCCACGGTGCCTGTTCCAAAAGCCTGCACCTGCATCTGTTTGGTCCCAACTGCGGTTGATAACAAATCCACGACTCTTAATGTAGTCGTACATGACTCTAGCAATACCTTGACCTTGATACTTTTCATCAACTTGTAAATCTTGTGGATCAAGTGCTCGACCATCCATGTTAAAAATAACATGACCCATTGCATTTCCAAAATCATTAAGTGCTTTGACGATTAATTCACCGTCTTTTTCCGCCATAGTAAAAGTAACACCCTCAAATTCTTGTGTAGGATATTTTTTGTATTCAACTATGAACTCTTGGGCTCTCATTTTTTAGGTTGAACTGCTGTGGGCATGTTGCGATACACACGTTTGGCGGGATCGTACACAGTTTTTAACGGTCCCAGGCCAGCCAGCTTTTTTACTCTGGCAACCATGTCTTGGTAGTCATCACCGTAGTCGGCTTCGGGCGGATCACGATAGTCTGCACCCTTTTGTTGCTCGCCTTCGTCCATGCCTGATTGTTTATTTCCATGTGGCCATTTGATACCCATGCTCTTGTCCAATTTAGAAGTCAAGTCTTTGTCTAAATGATCAATGTCTTTGGCATATTTGCCTGGATCATACGGAGCACGCGGTGCTTCGCCACCACCATATGCACCACTGCTACGATGTATGATGCCTGTTTTGGTTTTTTCAACTTCGCCTTCTGTGGTGCGAGCAGGTAATTTTTTGTAGTTGCTGCCTTTATCCGCCTTGTTAAACTCTCGAGCAACATCTTGACTGATGCCAACTTTCTTGGCAAACTTGGGATTGTGTGCGGCTGCTGCCATGGTGCGGAATTGTGCTTGGCTTACTGACTTTTCATTGACTTGGTCTTCCGCCATACCTTGTTCTTTTGCAAAGTCCATGTCTGTTTTTCCAGCATCAATTTTTGCTTTTTCAGCATCAATTTCTTTTTGTTTTTCTGCGTCTAACCAATACTTGTCATTCTTTTCAATGATAGCTTCGGCTTCATCTTTCTGTAATGTCACTGGCCATTGTTCACCGCGCCATCTAAATTCAGATTTCCCTTGATATGCATTTTTGGCATGCAATATCATAAACTCTACTTTTTCAGCTTCACTTCCAAAATATTTTTCAACCATCATCTGAATCACACCTGGCACTTTGTTTTGTTGATTTTGTAATGTTTGGAATAACTGATTACCAACTGCGGTGCTGGCTGCCGCGGCTGCAAACGGACCTATCAATGCTGTTGTTGCTGCGTATGTGCTTATTGCACCTATTCCTATAGGCAAAAAGTCACTAACAAATCTAGACGCAGCTCTCATAAAGATTGCCAGCATCGAACTTGGATTAAAGATTTCATCGATCTGTTCAACTTTGCTCCATCCAATTTTTCTACCGTCCGGTAAAGTTGCTTGCATTGGCCCGTCAATCATTTTAGCCTGTGTAATTTTAGCACCCGGAAACTTGCTCATGACTAGTTGTGCCCATTGCGCTTGTGTGCGACCTTTGGCGTCAACTGCTCTTTCCATTCCTTCTGCCATGCCTTCTTGCATGTTCTTTAATAGTTCTTTTGCTTTTTCAACACTAACCATTGGTCTTGGGTGCTTACCGTCTACTACACTTTGCAAATATTCTTTGCTAAAGCCTTTTGGTGCTTCTGCAGCCGGTTTATTATCAGCAGGTGCTGTCACTGTTGCACTTGGCTTTAATCCGCCGGTGAAACCACCTTGACCATCAGGAGTAACTCTGGCATTGGCACCACCTGCACCCAGAGCCATGGCACCTGCTAATGCGGCTGAACCCAATGCGCTTTTCCACCCTTCAGTTAAATCAGTTACACCAAAACCAATATAGCTGTCACCGTGTTCGTCGCCTGATCGAACAACAAATGCGCCGCCCTCTTCACTTTCAATTTCACCAATTTCCCAACCTTGGCGAGCTAGAGCTTGTTCAACTTGTTGTTGTACAGCATCATCACCATTGTACCACATACGAGCGTACTTGTGTAGTGTATCTTCTTCACCACTGTCACCGCCATCACCTGGCGCAAATTCATTCAACGAGCCCTCCGCCACACCTTGCTTTTTGTTTAACTCTTTGTTTAGAATCTTTTCACCATGTTTGGCTACTTTTTCGGGTGTGGTTGCTTTAGCGGTGTATTCTTTCTTGCCAGCGTTTGAATCATTACTACCATCACGACCTGGAGGTGTTTGTGATTTGTCCATTTCCATCACACCTTCCGACTTGTTGCCATAGTTGTCTGCACCTTTTTTACGGCACTGAACCAAGCGTCCTGATGCATAGGCTGACGGCCAAACTTTAGCACTTGCTTTGACCTTGTAGTAGCAGGCATCTTTCTTTTCCGCCAGGATCAAGTCTGAAAAACTAATGCCACCGCATTCGGGACACAGTTGTGGGGATTCGTATAAGTCGTGTATGATCATTTCTTTTTAGTGGCCACGTTGATGGCCTTTCCTGTGCGGTTGGGGTTGGGATCTTCTCTGCGCTTTCTTCTGGCTGCTGACGCACGACCTTTTTTGCCCAGAGCATGTGCCTTGCTCTGTGGCAAACACTTGGGCTTGCCTTCTTTTTCACTGCCTCTAGCACAGTCGCCACGGATTTTGCCATCGGGCCCAAATCTCACCCACTTGTCTTTGAACCAATCACGAAGATTTTCTTCCAACTCAGTTTCGCTCACAGGCACACAATTGGGCACCTGACGACCACCTTTGTTTTTCATGCCTGCTTGGCGATAACCGTCCCAGCAGGCTTCGAGAATTTCTTTATATCTCATGATTGTTTATTTATTGCGTTTGGCTTTAGCCCGTCCAGCCTTCATGTTGGCCATCCAATGTGCCAATTGTCCTTTGCGACCGCCTTGTTTGGCCACTTTACGCAGGGTGCCAACTGATGCTTTGGTGGGCACACCGTATCTTTTTGAGTCGCCTTTGTCCTGCGGATTCCGACCATCCGCAAAGTTTTCATTCTCAATACTTTTGCCACCGCTGTCGCCTACGCCCAGATACTTTATAGCATATTCTCGGGCACGTTGCTGGCCTTCAGGAGTGTATGCTTTGTCAAGAGCATCCCATCCGCGCAACACAATCCATTTTTCTTGCGCCTCGTCCCATTCCATATAGCTGCTGACGTTTACTAAGTCTTTAATCTCAGCTGGGAATTTGTTATGTCTAGTGGCATTGAAGTCATGCCCAATATTGGGAGGAGAATCATGACTGCCCCTAGCATCTATGTATTTTTGAGTTTTTACATCATACACATAAGCATGAGTCAGGGACCAATTTTGATGATTGTATTGTATATCCTGTTGCCGTGCCGGGTCGAGTTCATCGAACTCGTCAGGTTCTATATACATGTCTGGCATAGAATCAAAAAATTCATAGACAAATCCTAATGGAAATCTTTGAGGATCCATTTTGTGTATTGTAAGTGCTAACACTGCACATTCACCTTGCATGTACTGAGCTTGTGCAATGGCCCGCTCATCTGATTCAACAATAAATTCATTTGCTTCTGCAAGTTCTTCTTTGCCCAAGAATGTTTGAGCAAACAACTGACACTCGCCCCATAGTTTATCATTTTCTGTCACATACACACGGAAGTCAGCGTCTCGATCGTCATGCTGTGTGGGGTCTTGATAGCCTGCATACACCTTGTGTATGCCCACAGAGTTCAGTAGGTCTTTGCAACTTTCACCGTGGCGTTCTTCCATGGGTGAGTTGCAGGGACTGCAAGTGGTCACAACAATTGAACCGTCGGGTATCTCACCTATGCTTTTTCTATACTTGTCTATGGCCACTCGTTCAGCATGGCGGCGTGTGCCATCTCGGGCAGGCAAGTTGATGCCGTAGATCATTCTGTTGTCAGGGTCAATCACACAGGCAGCAACTTGTCCATAGCGTTCAGGATCTCGCTGTTGACCTTGCACTACCATGCGGCAGCATTTGGCCAGCACACGATCTAGCTTGGGTCTATCATGCAGTTCATAGTCGCCGGCTGACTCTGCTAGGCCTTCTGTCATGATCGGAACAACTTCAATTTGTACCAAGTCTGTATTTGGCGCATTACTTCTTATCCATTGTAAGGCAATACCATTGGCATCTGACTGCGAATTACCAATGCCGCTGAATCTATACAATTCTTCACCAGTGTCAACATTCATTACTTTCCAGGCACCAGAGAATGTGCCAGGTGTGGCTCGTTGTCGTGCAAGGTCTGCTGTGCTCCCAGGATAGACCACCTCCACATCTGGCTCGACATCAATTATACCACCCGATGCTGCGTCAGTGCTACCGGCAGTTTGCCGAGTTCTTACTTCAAAGTCATTGGGATTATAGCCGTTTTGGCTTAGCCACGTTCTTGCTTCTGTTTCAGCAGCACCGCGATTTGTGAACTCAGGATTGTAGTAAACTTGGTTATTGCTTCTACTAGCCACTTCCCATGGTCCTGGTCCAGTTGGTCTTAGAGGGTTCACATCTGTTTGTACTGTGTCTGCAGGCTGGTCCCATTGTTCAGTATCCACCACCATGTAGTCAGCAGGAACTACATTGTTTCTAGCAGCCCATGCTTGGAGAATATATCTGCCTTGTGCCTGCTCTGCTGGATTGCCCATGTTGAATCTAAACAGATATTCAGGTCGTCGACCACTTCGTCCATACAAGGCTGGATCTGAGCGTGGCACAACAGCATAGCGACCATTGGGATCGTTAGGTCTACCGCTTTGGCTTCTGTCAGTATTTGGTCCGTACACAATGTTTTCGTCACCAGGATGTGCTTCTTCCCACTGCTGTAATACTGTGTATGCATCTTGGTAATTAACAGCATTAAATCTATAAATGATTTCATTAGTATCTGAATTCTTCAAAAACCAGTTACCGTCAGGATTACTTGGGCGGCCGTTCAAAGTTGGCACAGTTGCTTCTTCATACGGACGCACAGGCTCGGCAACAATGGATTGTCGGGTGTTAGCCCAAGACGGATAGCCATCGTCACCCAAGGCTTTTTCAATAGCTTCTTTTTTACTTGACGCAACAACTTCTACACTGGCATAACTATTGCCAGGATTGGAAACACGCCACCACATCTTTTCACCGCTTGTTTCGCCGCGTTTTTCTTTGCGTTGTAGTTGTGCTTGTTTCACAAAACTACGCAAGGCTGCCCGGGGAATCTTGCCAGCAACATAATCAGCAAAGTATTTGATGGTGTCTGAGCCCTTTTGGTCCTGTGTCAATAGTTTGTACAGTTTCTTTTGGTATTCTTCCCGGTATGCGTCAGGGTTGAGTGCCGCACTCATGGCCACTGTAAAACGCAACAGAGTGTTTTCAATTTGGCTAAAGTTTTCATCCAACCAGTCACCACCAGGTGAACGGAATTCAATGTGTCCGTCCTTGGTATTGATTGATGTGTACTTATCTGTGTAGCCTCCGTGAATGGCCTTGGAAGCCAGTTCACCCATTTGGCCTTTCATCTTATCCAACAACTGCTGTGCTTCTTCGGGCCGTTGTCGTACACGATCACGCACTTTGCCCAGAGCAGATTTGGCGTAGGTATTTGATGCACGACCAAACAAGTCTAACACATACTCGTCACCTAATAATAAAGCCAACTTCACAAAGTCCAAGCGGTCTTTACTGTATTCAGGCACAGAAATGTTAATGTGCAGGCCAGTGGACTGATTGGTATAAACGCCCATGCGTCCGGCCCAGGCCTTCACTGCATTCAAATCTTTCAACAGTTCATCTATGGGCATGGGTGGTGATACAAACTCTAGGCCTTCGTCTCCGTCATTGTCGCCTTCCAAACTGCCGTCTGGTTCTACTATATAAAACTGATTGTTGGGTCCGGGTCTGTCGCCTGACTGATGGTATCTTGTGTTGACTCTGACTTCACGACCCACAGCACGACTGAATTCGTCAGCCACTTGATCTGCATCAATCTCGCCGCTGTTCATGCTAGTCCAATAGGGCCAATTCATACCATACATTTGCTCGACACCACTCATACGGTCAAGGTCTGTGGCGTCTAGCCAGTCGCTTTCGTCCCAGTTGTCCTGATTTTCTTCACGGTATTCATCAAAGGCCTGATTGTAGTAATCACTAGAAGGATCAGCATAAACATTAGCAACAAATTGATCAAGTGAATCGGTCTTGTCTGCATCAAGGTCTGCCCACTCGTCTTCATCTACATTATTCACAATCCATTCTCTGAGGTATTCTTCGCCGTCCATGCCCCAGGAATCGCGAATTTTATCATCCAGCCATTCCTGGAAATCTTCCTGCATTCGTTCACGCAGGAGTTCAACATCTCTGCGACCGTTGTAGTCGCCATCATGAAAAAATCGCACAGCATCATCAATGCTACGGCAGCGTTCGTCCTGATCATAATCTGGTTCCTGTTCAGGATCGTCTGACTTGATGCCGGGCACAATCATTTCAAATTCCATGCCAGCAATAGCACCTGTTTTGGCAGCTTCCCGACGTAAGTTTTTGCTGCCCATGTTTATTTCAAACAGGTCTTGTTCTTCAAACAATTCAAATTCTCGTGCTAGACTTTCTGACAAACTTACCTTGCCGTCTGCTCGCAACAGTTGTGGATGACCTTGTGCGTCTGTGACTAGACGCATTTTGTTGGCTTCTCGGCCTGTTTGTCCCGGATGCACATCAACAGTTAGTGCCATCTTGAAACGTGGATCATCTGCTTGTGCCTTGGTAGGAATGTATCCAGATGACTCACGAATGGCTTCTTGGTCAAACAGTTCTGGATGTGCATCTGCAAAGTCTCGCATGATGATGCCTGCCACAGCGTGTGCTTCATTTTCTATAGGCGACCCTGTGTTGCCAGATGTGTGATCCAATTGTTCTAATTCATTTTGACGACAGTGTGCCAGTTCATGTGCTGTGGTTCGCAAAATATCCATGATATGACGATTGCGAATGTTCACATGCAACACATGTTGATCGGGAATGTACATGCCAAACGAATGATTTTCTTCACTCCATCCATCATTGTCATGCAGCACAATTTCAGGCATGCGTTCAATACCTAAACGATCAGCAGTGTCTTGAATAAACTGTTGCACCATGTTCTCAGTGTCATCTTCGTTCAAGAACATTTGTGTGCTGGGTGCCACGCCATCTGGTGAGCTGTAGGGTTGACCTTGATGGCCTTCTGAAAAGCCCCAATGGAATTGCGGAGCATGGCCTTGTTCTTTTAGACTTAGTTCGTGATCTTGTGCGGATGTTCTAGCTGTGCGCAAATCTTTGATGCAACCTTTGTTGCGCAAGATTTTGAACACAATGTTTTCACAACCAAACTCACCGTGTTTGTCCAGGCCACTTTGACGCATGGCTTTGATCTTGTCCCATAGTCTGCCCATAGCTTCGGCATTGCCAGATTTAATGGCACTATGTATTCTAGCATCTAAATCTTCTACCTTGGCTCGCACACAGGTGTCATCTACACGAGCTCGTTTTCTACGTGGTACTTGAATCCATTCTTCACGTGGGATAGAATACTCGCCTTGACTCACAGGAGACTCGGCTGCGTTTTGCACATACAATTCCACAGGCACGCCGCCAATGCTCAATGTGTGTTCGTCGTTGTATTGATATTTTTTGGCGTTGAACAGTTCCTGATATATTTCATTGTCAGCAGGAAATTCCACCACAAGGTGTAGATCAATGTCGGAATATGGAGTGTAATTGTAGGCAGCATTGCTACCCGAGATAGTGATGTCACGGACGTCAAGGTCGCCCACGCCAAGAAATTCGCGAAAATTGTCAGCAATGGCTGTGAGTTTTTCACGCACCTCGGGCAACAAGTGCTCGTCTCGCCCCCAAATTTTAGGGTTGAGACGATTGTGAAACTTTACAGCATCGCTTAGTTTAAAGGAGTCCAGTTCTGTAATATGCATACGAACTGTATTTACCGTTAAGCCGCGGCTGCTTCTTTCTTGGATTTCTTCTTGCTACTTGCCAACACTTCTGTTTTGACTTCTGCAGGGGCAGAATCAGCCAACACAGCCGGTGTGGCTGCAAGAGTGGCATTCATTGCTGCCACTTCTTCAGTGGCCTTGGCAGCCTTTGCAGCGGCAGCTTGAGCAGCTTCGGGATCAAACATCACACGTAGATCCTTATACAGTTGTTCGTGTGTGTTGTAATCAAACACATAGGTGCCTGTGTGACGCAACAAGATACGCTTGTCAATCCAAACCTGACCACCTAGATCACGCCAGTTTTCACAGAATGTCCAGTCTTCTGAGTAATAGCGATTTTCACGCACAGCAGTGTCAAAGTAGGTTTTCATGTACTTGTCCAAACTAGAGTCAAGTCCAATGTCATTGTTGAAATGACGCACAGCAGGGTGAGCATTCAATTTCTCAAATACTTCACGTTTCATCAACAAGAAACCAGTGCCAGTTTTTGTAACTTCAACATGGTTGGAGTTGGGATCTTCTGCTTGTCCAGGAATGCCGTTCACGCACCATTTTACAGGCAGAGATTTCATTGGGTACAGGCCGCCTATGACATCTTTTTGTGCGTCTAGCAATACCAGCAGGTGCCATGGCTCCCAGCCAATGTCAGCGTCAATAAACATCAAGTGTGTGGAACCTTCTGTGTTCAAGAACTTGGCTGTGAGTGTGTTTCTAGCACGACTGATCAAACTTTCGTTTGTCATGGTTTCTACTGTCCAATCAATGCCCAATTGGCGTGCGGTATTGGCCCATTTGATAAAACTCATAAAAGTTGATTCTGTTAGCTGGCCGCCATAACAGGGCATGCAGATATGAACTCGAGTGGTTTTCAAGTAATCGATGTTGACTTGAATTTGTGTTTGTGCTTGATCAGCCATTGAAGGTCTCCATAAAAGTTGTGTATTATTTACTAGGGTTATAAAGACTCGGATTTTTTCCAGGCCTCATGTAGTTTAGGCAAGCACGTGGTCCAATCTAAATTGCGTCTAGAATCAATCATTTCAAGATGTCTTTGCCAACCTTTGTTATCCTGGGCATTGGGAGATTTTTCTATTATACTGCGAATCGTGGAGTGGACATAGTTATGCCCAGCATATTTTTCCATCCAAACTTGTTTTAGTTTTTCAGAACTGTACTCCAATGCTAAAATTCCGTAGCAGGGATGAATTGCAAATCCTGACATTTTTTTGTAAGTTTGGCGCATATTCTTAAACCAATTGTAAGTGTCTTCGGCAATGTCAATATTGTACACACCCAATACAAAGGCCACGTTAAAACTCACAACAGGTATGTTTTGTTCATGCCACCAACAAATATTTTGTTCAACAGTTTCCCAGCTCAGGGGATTTCTAATGTATTCAAATGCTGATCCAGTGCCATCAATGCTGAAATTCACCACTAGGGATTTACACCGGGCCGCCAACTCTACAAACTCCTGTGACGGTCTAATACTACCATTGGTATTTAATGATAGATTCAATTGAGAAATAGTACCAATTTGATCAATTTTTCTTAAAAACTTCAAGGGCTCTTTGCTCAACATGGGTTCACCGCCGTTGAAATAAAGGCTTGTTAATTGAGATACATCAATGGATTCCCAGGCAGAGTTGTGCCTGGTGGCGTTAGTTACTCGCACATCAATGATTACGCCATGTGCCGCATCCTCTGCTGCCCAGGCACTACTAAAGTGTGAACTGCACTGAATGCAACGAGCATTACAAATGGGATCCACATTCCAGTCTAATTTGGTAAGAGTTGGTCGATTCAGATTTACAGCAACTGAGTTAAACTGTTGAATTGCACTGTCTCTTAAACTGAAGTTTTTGGGATTATTATCACAACGATCACAACCAGGCACCAATTGACGTGATCTAACTAACTCACGCTGTGATTGGAGATATAAGTCATTATCAAAGTCGATTGTATCTGTTTCTGGGCCAAGAGTATTGACACAGCATGCGGATATTTTTACTTTGTCTTGATTGACTTTTTCCACATACATTCCGTTAAAAATTAACGGGCAGTAGTAAGGATTATCGGTTTGATCGTTCGTCAATGTAATCTTCTGCGATGGGTTGATTTTCACGTTGTTGATAACTGGCGGTCATTCCGCCCACAAAGTTTTGTCCGTCCATTTCTGCCACATCAGGTTTGTCCATCAGAGGACCACCTGTGACCCAGGCATCGCAAGTTCTGCGACTGGCGCATTTGAACTTTAAAAATTTACAGTAGCCTAGATCTCCTGCGTCAATCACACCTTCGGCGTCCTTGGGTGAGTCGCTGTCAATACCTTGGGCAATGCAGTCTAGTGTGTCTTGTCGTATGTCAAATGCCGCACAGTTGCCGCACAGACTTTGCTGTGCTTCTTCCATGCTGTCGAGATTCCATTCGTCAACCTTCTTCATCCAAAACTTGGTGTTGGGCATGTCTGGGTTGAGTGGTCCGTAGCCATATTCGTCGATGGCTTTTTGTCTGTTCTTGAGATTCAGTGTAATGTCTTGTGTGGCAGGAGGGCACTTTTTGACAGCTTCGGTAACACTTTCTGTGCTGCCTATTGCTGCGTCTAATATTTTGACCACAGTCTGTGCCAGCTTGAGATTGCCTTGAGTCTTTGGGTACAGACTCATTACTAGTGCAGTTTTTCGCTGATTATTCAATTGTGGCCATGCTGAGCGAATCTCTGTAGCTGACGTCATTCCGGGACCAAACTCCACTGTGGGCAAGTAGGCCATGTAGGCGTGCTTGGCAAACGGCTCCAGTCGCTTGGCACCTATCAGTGGTTGCAAGTACGCAGGATTGCCATCTTTCTTTATGCCGCCGGCCTGTGGCTGTTTTGTAGCGTCTTTGTCTGAACGCACAAAAATTAACGTGTCCCGAGCAGGATCAAATTTACTAGTAATTTCTTCAGCACGAAATGGTGATTTAACCTGTACAAAATGACCAGCATCTACCCCAGCCAGCTTGGCCAGTTTTTCTTTTACTGCAAACGGAAATGGTCTAGCTGAGGTATCATTGGTGGCTGCCACAAAAACTTCAGCATCAGGGAATGCCCGTTGCGCAGATTGATAAAGTGCTAGGTGCCCTGCATGGAAAGGATGAAATCCCCCGGGCATGATTACTACAGTGGTCATACACTGTATTTAGTAGTTACATATTTTCCAGCAACCACAGATAAATTGGTGTGGAAAATTCTACAATTACCTGGCCATTACAACCCATATTTCCATAAAAAGGATTGATAGTTTTGTCACCTGTGCCGTTGAAATTGTGTTCGTATTTGAATGTTTTGATGTTGTCTAACGATATCTCATCAATACTAAAATTGGTTAATGTCAACAGTGCATCTTTAACAATTTCGCCAGCGTCATTGACCACAGTATGTTGCTGTGTTTTGCCCGACATTTCAAATATCAATGTATGTTCTTGTTCAGCATCTGGAATCCAACATTCAAATGGTATGGTTTCTTTTACATGTTGTTGATCAAGTATCACCAGGCCGTTTAAAATCACACGCAGGTTTAACGGCACAGTTGGATCAGTGGTGTTAATAATGCAACGAAATGGGGTGAGATTTTCTTGTGTCATAGTTAATAAGTGATAGTTACAGAATTTATAGTGCCACCTTCAAATGCAGTGACATTTGTTCGAACCCATACAAAGTTGCCCACAATGCTTTCGGGATGATAATCAGTAAGTGGGATACTACTGCCATCACCAATTTCATACACATCAAACCATGTGGCAGTAGCAGGCACAGTATCTAATGTAGCCTGTAACACAATTCTTCCTTCAAATTGATCCAGGCTAAATGTCACAGTTTGTAAACCACCACGCCCACGATAATAATCTGCGGCTTGCGCAGGATCTGAGTACCAGTCTTGGCTGCTTCCGTCATAGTTACCAGATGCTTGCCCGTAAACTGTGGTAGCCAAAATGATCTGCGTTTGTGACATTATGCGCGGTCCGCTTCCACAACAACACCGGCGCCAGCCAGTTCTTCTGCTACTGATTGCAATGCTGCCACAATGTCATCAGTGGCAATTGCTTGCACTGAGGCATCGTCTTTGACCAATTTTGATAGTTTGATCACAACTATTTCTTCGTGTATTTTTGCCATAGTATATTATTTATTGTTTTTTTACTATGGGCATGGTTTTCCTAACCATGCCCGGGCAAACCATGCTCAGCATGGTTTCATATTGCAGGCTGTTGTGCTCAATGTAGTAGTAGCTTTCGGTAGCATCATTGCGCCACCAATACACCCGTGTTGGCCTGGTTTCAATATCTAAAAATTCTCGCAAACTCTTGCTGGCTGCAATGTCATCGCCTTGGGTGGTTACCCATGCAGACAGTCGGGCCTTTTGTGTTTTGCCAAGTGATCGCCCACGGAAATAAGTGCGGTATTGATACTGTGGATTTTTTAACAGTATGGTATTGGGTGGCAAGTTAAGTTCTGCTCGTTTGAGATCTACAGATTCAATCCAATCGCACGCCATCAATCGACCATGCAAGCCAAGATTGTTTGTGTACACTGTGAGATAACTGTTAAAGAACACCATTTTCTTTGGGTGAGTTTCTGCGGCCAACAGTGCTCGCATGCCTTCTAAATTGTCGCGACAGCGTGTGGTAAATTTACTTTCAAATTTTTCGCCATAGCGTTGGTAATGATTATTTCTACTGTGTTCGTACTCCATTCTCATGCGAATGTGTGACTGCATTTTCTTTTGATCAAGACTGCGAATACACCCAATCTCGTCCTGCCGCCAGGTCATGGCATATTCATATGCGTTGTAATACAACGAACTGCGCGATTCACTTCTCATTGTCCACCACTATGATTCCATCAGCGTTTACACTGGCCACAACTTCCACCGGGATGTCTGCTTGAACATCAAACACAATTTCGTCCGCCACAACATCAGCAGTGATTGAGCAATCACGCAAGCGATCAAACAAGATCCGCTTGCTCAGTGGCACACGAATCAACTCGTCAATCTTGCGCGAGAGTGGTCGCGCACCCATCTTCGAATCGTAGCCTTTGTCAGCAAGTGTGTCAACGGCTGATTCGGATAGATTGAGGCGTATACCTTTTGCAAGCAAACTCGTTTTGAGTTCATCCACAAACTTGACCACAACTTTCTTAATGGCCAGGGTGTCCAGCTTGGCAAACTTGACAATTTGATCGATCCTGTTGCGCAGTTCAGGCCTAAAGAATTCTTTGAGGGCTCGGTCATCTTCGCCAGTCTTTTCAAAACTGCCAAAGCCAATGTTATTTGCTTCCGAATCTCGTGCTCCTAAGTTTGAAGTCATGATGATGATAGTGTTCTTTAGATCCACACTCTTGCCGTTAGCACCTGTAATCTTGCCTTCGTCCAACATCTGCAACATGATGTTTACCACATCAGGGTGTGCTTTTTCAATTTCGTCAAACAACAACACAGCAAACGGGCTCTTGCTGATGTCACTGATCAGCTTGCCACCACTCACATTAGAATCATCAAAGCCCACATAGCCTGGGGGAGCACCAATCAAACTTGATACTGTGTGACGTTCTTGATATTCACTCATGTCATATTTCAGCAGTTTCATGTCTAGGTTATCTGCCAACAGTCGAGCCAGTTCTGTTTTACCGGTACCAGTTGGGCCCAGGAACAAGAAACTTGCAATGGGCTTTTTGTCTTGTCCAATGCCCGAGAAGTTGATGTACACACGCTCTAACACCGAATCTACTGCGGCGTCTTGACCATACAGCCGTTGTTTGATGTTTGAATCCAGTTCCACAATCTTTGCTGAACGTTCATTCTGCAAGCGATCCATGGGTACAGAAGTCACACGCGATACCTGTGCCATGATTTGATCTCTAGTGACTTTCACAGTGCCGGCATCTTTCACACGCTCTCTAGCACAGGCAGCATCCAACAGGTCAATGGCTTTGTCCGGATTCTTCCGGTCATGAATGTATCTGTTGCCAAACTCCACAGCACTCATGATAGCATCAGTTTCAATCAGCACATTGTGAAACGTTTCCAGCCGGGGACTCAAGCCAATAAGAATCTGCTCCGTGGTCGCAGTATCCGGTTCATCAATACTCAAACGATAGAATCTGCGCATGAGTGCGCGATCTTTCTCAAATGATTCATAGTATTCTTCCCAAGTGGTTGATCCAATAACTTTCAAACTGCCCTTGGTAATAGCAGGCTTCAGCATGTTGGCAAAGTCTAGCGAACTGTTTGAACCTGATCCAGCACCACGCATGGTGTGTGCTTCGTCAATGAACAAGATACATTTTTTCTTGGCTTCCAGTGCTGCAATCACTGCCTTGAACTTTTCTTCAAACTCGCCGCGATACTTGGACCCTGCTAACAGTGTGCCAATCTCCAGACTCCATACTTCATGATCCTTCAAGAACTCAGGCACATTACCGGCTATGAGTTCTTGTGCCAGTCCATCTACAATACAAGTCTTGCCCACACCTGGATCGCCAACCATCAGCACGTTTGATTTGAATCTACGAGCCAACACAGCAATCATTTCTGCCAGTTCTTCTCGACGGCCAATCAAGGGCTCCAACTGATTGTTTCGCGCACTGTCTGTTAGATTGGTACAGTACTCTGTTAAGATTTCTGTGGCCTGTTTGTCAGTCATTTTGACGTCTTGTCGATTGTAGCTGGACTCCCAGTGTTTTACAAACTCTGTCTTTTTCACGCCATACTTGAGAAAGAAGTAGTGTGCATGACTGTTGGTTTCGGCCATGATTGATAGGTACAAGTCAATAGTGGTCATTGCTCGCCGCCCTGTAAACATCACCTGCACATTGGCCCTGTTGAATATGCGTTCAATGGTCTGTGTTTTCTTTGGCTGATAGTCTTCTGTTTTTGTGATACTGCGCAGACTGCTCAAGTAGCTCACAATTTCTTGTTCCATTTGTGAGACTTCCACACCAAATCGATCCAAGCACTTGCGGAATGGATCGTACTGAATCAGTGCCAGCAATAAATGCTCTGTGATCACAAACTCATGTTTCTCAACACGAGCAATGCTCACTGCTTGTTCAATGATGTGTTCAATTTCGGGATTTTGTTGCATTGGCATCCTTGGTAGTTTTAGTTATTATACTGCAATTTCAAACAGCATGCAAGTGTGTTTGGTATTTATTCACGGTATTTTTCAATAGCTTCCAGCAATTCGGGGCGAATGGTTTTGGGTATTGTGGGCATCACACGAATCATGAGATCACCAGTGTTGCCTGATCGATCACGCAGACCATGTCCACGCAATCTTATGAGTGTTTTGGGCTGTGTTCCAGCCGGCATCACAGTGGTCAATGCAGATCCGGTAAGTGTTCGCACAGTAATATCTGATCCCAAGATCATGCTCCAGATATCTGCTGTGACATCAGTCACAAGATCCAGACCATTACGTTGCCATATGGGATCTGGATGCACTCTAAACTGTATGACCAAATCTCCGCCACCAGGTGCTAGACCCTGATACTGCACGTTGTCACCATCATTGATACCAAGTGGTATTTCCACTTCGATGGTGCTTTGTCCGTGCGGTGTGCCCACTGCTACTGGTCGAGTACCACCTTGTGCCACATCGGTCATGCGGATCCATAACGTCATTCTGGTGTGCGATTGCTGTCTACGTGGTTGTTGTCCGAATGGTGATTGGCCACCAAACATGCTTGAAAAGATATCATTCATGTTGAAGTGTGCGCCACCAGGCATGCCAGAAAACTGAGGGCGTGGATTGTCGTAGTCAGCTCGTTTCACAGCATCGCCTAGGGTGTCATAGGCTGCTTGTATCTCTTGAAACTTTTGGGTATTGCCACCTTTGTCAGGATGATGCTGTGAGGCCAACTTGCGAAAGGCTCGTTTGATTTCGTCCGGGGTGGCAGTTTTAGCAACGCCTAATGTGGCATAATGATCAGACATAGCTAGTAATTATACTATGTCTGCTCAAGGTTGTCAATTCAGTGTTTGTTGTAATAGTCCCAGCACCAAATCCCAAAACCCACTGCACACACAAAAAACAGTATCCATTCCATTATTTCTTCTCAGGAACTTTTTCGCCGTCTAGCTTTTTGTGCTGTTTGATTTCTTTACAGTTCTGTTTGACTTTGCCGTTTTTGTCCTTGACTTCTTTGCCTTCTTTGTCCTTGACATCCACGCATACTCGTTTGGTTTCTTTTGGCTCGTCAGCTACAGCTGGCAAGCAAAGAATCAATCCTGCTACAAATATAACATTTTTCATTTTATCTCTCCGGAAAATCTGTAATAACTGGGGGTGCTTTTTTGCCGCCCCATCCTGCGGTCACATCTGCTGTGGAGGTTCCCATGCCGCTGGCAACGCCCAAGGGTTGTGATCCCCATGAGTTGGTGACTGGGGCAGGGGTGCCGAAACTTTGGGTAATTGTTGTGGCCACTGGTGCACCAAAGTTACTGGGCTGTTGTCCCACTGCTGGCGGCGGCGTATATGTTGTACCCACATTTGGTGGTAAGGTGATTCCGCCATTGTTTGCTCCTGCTAGTTTTTCTTGTGTGCGACCATATGCTGCCAAGCCAAGCACAGCACCCATGCTAATATGGAATAGGCCTGCACCTTGTAGTGTTAGTGGTTGCCATTGCACATTCACTCCGCCGTGGAACATTGCTTGTGTCAGGCTCCACAGCACTGGTGCAACCACAAAGTCAAATATACACACACCCATGTACATCCAGCCCATCATTGGACGCCATTTAGAGTTCATCCAATCTTCTTTTTTCTTTTCTGACTCTGACATTTTTTCAGCCATGATTTTTCCTCGATACTGTATTTAACGGATCTTGACGCTAGATTAACCAGTGGTTAATTGGGTGTTTATTGACCGACGGAGTAACTGATTATGGAAATGTTATTGATAAGCTAGTGCCGCCATATGAAAACGGTAAATCGCCTGATACAGTATTGTAATACAAATCAATTTGATTTGTTTGATAAACAGCAAGATTGTCAACTGTCGCACTTAGGTTATATGTAATACTATTATCCACTGCTACTACCGAGAACGGATCACCAGGTGATACTGTGCCCATAAAGTTGTAAAAAGCTGTTCCTAAAGGGTCATAGCCGCTTCCATTGAAAGGGCCCTGGAATCTAATATATCCAGTGCCGTCATTATCACCTAATATCCAAGATGAAAAAGCTGTAGGATCACTGAATGTTGTCCCACCGCCGCCACCCGCCTCTGCAACCACACTGATTCCACCACCAATTGTGATTCCACCACCAATTTCTATTGCCATGTTATGCTCCTAATATGTGTAATGCATGTTCTGTGTGACTGATTCTATCTTCTAAACCAATGTAGCCACCATTGATAGCCCGTGTTAATCCTTTGACATCGTTGGCATCAGCAAAGCGATTCAAGTTGTTCTGTTCCCAGAACCAACAGGCACTCTGTGCTGCACCTTCAAATGTGGCCAGATAATCACTAGCTTCCTCTACTGGTATATTTAATGATCCTGCAAAGAATGTGTAGTTGTCCTTGCCTGTTAACTGTATCAATCCTCGTCCACAATATTTATAGCCATCTCCAGATGTTTCGGGACCGTTGCCCATTCTGTTAGCATATATTCTATTGGCAATGCGCTCGGGTTTATTAGCATATTGAGCTGCCAATTCTGGAGTGGGGAAATACTTACCAAAAATCTTTTGTAAACTTGCGGCTTTGTAGTTGAGATTTTCTTTGATAAAAACAAAATTTCCTGACTCATGAGCGCATTGTGCAACAAAATGTGCCACACGTAGTGGAGTGTTGATTTCGTAGTCATCCAACAGTTGATCCAGTGCTTCGTGCCAGTGTTCAACGTGAGGATTCTTCACCATTTGTTTTAGTTGTTCAAGTGATAGTATGCTCATTTTATTTCCTTTATAATTTAAAATACAAAACTTCCTGATGCTCGAAATGTGTAGTATTTGTATCCACCCGACAGTGTGGGACCTGTAAAATCAGCGCAGGTTATTGATTGTATGTCAGACAACGTGTCTTCGTAACGCAACACAAAAACGCCCGAGCCTCCGGCACCACCTGTTGCAGTACCGGCCCCGCCACCACCACCGCCACCACCCAGAGCATTGGTGCCTGCTGTGCCGAGGCCTGTATTGATCACTTCTCCGCCAGCACCTCCACCGCCAGACCCACCGCTTGCTGCTCTAGAGTTTCCGCCAGGAAAATAACCACCGCCGCCACCGCCACCGCCGCGAGTAACGCCATCCAGCCAAGTTGACCCGTTACCACCTGTGCCTGCAGGCGAAGGAGTTGGTGTTGTTGCACCATTGCCACCAACAGCACCTGCACCACCACCACCTCCGCCACCACGGTTAGTGCCTCCAGAACCTGCGCCGCCATTGTTGCCTTGTCCACCAGTTCCTGATCCACCAGCAGCGGTAGTTCCACCGCCAGATCCTCCACCAGATCCTCCACCTACGCCAGCATTGCCAGCAGTTGCACCTGTGCTTGATCCGCCGCCACCTCCGCCATTTACTGTGCGGGTTGTGATGTCTGGCCCAGACAAACTAGATGTGCCGCCGGTCCCGCCGGCAGGGTCACCTGCACCACCACCTGCTGTTCCGCCTGTTCCCACAGTAAAAGTATATGTTATTTTCCTAGTTAAAGTTTGGGCAGTGTATGCAGTGTAGCCGCCAGCTCCACCACCCCCACCTCGTCGACCGCCTCCACCACCACCGCCACCTACCAGCAAGAAATCAGTGGATGCAGTTTGTGGTGGGGTGGCCAACCTTATTCCACCAGTAATTGTCAATCCACCTGAAATGGTCAATCCCATGCTTACTTTCCTGCACTTTCAAATATGATTTGTTGTTCTGTGTACCAGCGTATCCAAGCATCTAGCTTCACAGCACACTCATAGTAGGTGCTGTAGTTTATGTTGATGGTTCTACTCACATCACTCAGTTGTGGTTGATCTTTTAGTTTCTGCAGATTGGGGCAGGCTTGCAAGTATGACTGTCCAGGTGGCGCTGGAAATCGTGCAGTGACTGGTACTACTGTGGAACAAGCAGACAGGGCTATCACAACCATTAGCACTAGTGCAATGACAATAAGAGTGGACACCCGACCTTGATCGCGACAGTGTTTCATATCAGCAGTTCCAACGTCTACGTGCTTTGCAAATGGCCTTGTCCGGAGTCTTGGCACATGATATGCTGTGCATTTTCATTTGTCCACGTGAGCGTG